TCAATCATCTTCTTCCCCTAAATATCCGAAATCTTCATTTTCTTCTATTTTAGGTAGTTGCAAAAATACACAATGACAAGGGTTTCCGTTAATACGTTTCAACTTCGTATATCCTTTTGCACCAACTTCAATTAACTGTTTCTGCCTTAACCACGATAATAACGACCCACTGTTAAATCCTGCTTCATCACAAATACGATTAAAAGCATTTCTTACTATATACGCTCTACCTTCATCCAATTGTCCTAAAACTTCAGTTATCTCACTACTTCCGCAAAATTTATTTTTATTCTGGACAACATACTCACATATGTACTCATAGGCACGTTGATTTACAGATACAGCTTCTTTGCTTTTTAAAAATTCACTGATTTCTTTTATGGTTAATGCCCTTTCATCTTTAAAAATCCAATCTGTTACCAACTTATCCGCAGTTAGCACAAGAGCGGCGGCACCTGCTTGCTTTTCCATTGTATCTTCTGTTTTGGTCTGTGCGTAAATTTGCTCATAAATAATTTGTGCCGCTTCTATCATTTCAGGCACTTGCAACAGTTCAACAAACGCTTTACCAGCAAAGCCGTAATTTGATTTTAAAAGATTTGCAACATGACGAGGGTCATCAAACAGTCTTTCTGTACACTCTACCTCTAAAATACGGTTAACTGCTCCACCACCAGACGAAGCGTTTGTAATAGGCATCTCGCCGCTTGTAATGATACAATTCGACCATGTGGGAGTTTTATCTACTCCGCCACTTTTATTACCTCTGGTACGTCCTGCGCCCTCGGAAAGCATATAAATAGATTGGTCGAAGTCTTTTTTATCTTTTATGATTTGTAGTTCATCTAATATAAGCGGTAAAGAGTTAACGAAGGCAGCGGATTTTTCACGTCCTACTGATGTGCTGTTAAAGGTATGTATATATCTACCGACTTCGGGGTTTGCCCACACGCTGGCAGCCAACATCAAACCTACGGTTTTACCAACTTCCGTTCCGCCCCAAATGTGAAGGAAAAACGGTAACCCGCCTAACGGTTTTACCAGCACACTGGCGAAACTTGCGGCTAAAATCAAGCGCGGAAATACATTTCCTGACCGTACCTTTTTGGCAAGTTCTAACCATGTACCATAATCACCATGACACTGTACGCTTTCAAAATACGATTTAAAGTTTACATCTCCGTCAAATACTAGATTTTCTACATATGGGGAGAATCCCTCTCCTTCAATCCAACCCAATCGGGAAACGCTGTTTTTTTCGGAAATTAGGTCATAATTTAAAGATTCAACATCGTGTAAATACTGAACTAATAACTTTGAATTTTCGCTTGTTACACCAACACCAACATTTGCAAGTTCCAAAATTGAATTGTTGCTTGCTAATGTCTTTTTATCTGCTAAAGTACTGCGCCACTGCTTTCCTTTACGATAAGAAATCATCAACTTTTCTACTCCTGTATCAATGTTGACAAGGCGCATCACCGGTAAAATAGGATGATTACAAGCAAATTTTTCCCCATAGTCTGTATCAATAGACACTCCGAATTCATCGGCTTTCCAAGCCCCACAGCTAAGTTCTAGTGGCTGTCCTTCAAACTGCGTCACACTGTCCAAAGCAATTGGTTTGGTTAACTTCTTTTTCTTCTTTACGTATTCTGAAAAAATCTTGCGAAAATTCTTAACATTAACCTCTTTAGCGTTATTTGACATTTGAGTTATAATACGCTCTAATGTAAAGCTATCGTCTATGTATTGGTATGCGTATTCATAAGGAGCTGTACTGCTAATATAGTCTTCGTATGTGTATATTGGTATTCCGCTTATAATTGATTCTTCCGTCATCCGTACACCTCCTTCCATTTTTCAAAAGTATTATATGTATCAAGCCAATACTCTAAATAATCTGTGTGGTGTAAAGCATATATAAAAGCAGGGTTTAACTTCTCACTTGATGTTTTCGGCGCCAATCGCTTTCTTTGCAGCCACAGCGTACGAAACCAACAACTTACAACATAATAATGGTCTTTGTACATCTTTTTTAGGTTATCAATTTTTTCTTTTTCTGACTGAATTTCTTTCCAACGAGCGTCTAAATCTCTTCTGCGACTTTCTGATTGCTTACACAAGCCAAGTCCAAAATCGTCATCTAATCGCATAATTGCACTGCCAAAATCAATCTTAAAAAGATGGGCAACAAAGCTGATAACATCGCCACCCATACCACAACCAAAGCAATAAAATGTATTGGTGTCGGTATAAATGCGTAAACTTGGCGTTTTTTCATTATGGAAAGGACATGAAATAAAACCTTTTTTAGGTCTATATCCATACCTATCAATAATATTTTGAATTGTCACAAGCTGCTTTATTTTATCGACATTATCATTGTAGTAGCTCATCAACAACACCGCTTTCCAAGCGTTCTTTTAACTCATAATAAAGCGTTTTATATATCAGTTGTCCTGTAAGCTTTGGAGTACAAAATAAAATATGTGTTCCGTATCTAGCTTCCCACGCTTTTAAGCTGGCTACCAAAGCCATAGGGTTTAGTTGGCTGCGGTAATTTCCTGCAAAAATATCTTCCCAACTGGTATTTTCTATTAGTAAGTAAGGCTTCCCGCCTGTGCTTTTTAATCTGTCAAACTCACGCACAAACCTTTTACGACCACGTGTAAAGTTGGCGCATATTTCATCTGCGCTTATTTTGCGTTCAATCACTACCTTATCCGCTAAAGAATAAACGATTCCATTTGGTAATGTACATTCACAGCTATAATCTCCAGAATCTAATTTTTGCCTCTTATAAGAACATTGCATTGCTTTTAATCTTTTATGGAATGCTGATGTTTCTTGCTCCCTAGTATCCACAAGCACTGTTAAACTTTCCAGACAATCTCTTACTTCAAATGGTGTCATACAAATCACCTATTAAAAAGGGAGGTCTTCATCGTCTAAAAGTTGTACTGTTTCAGGCTGTGTATTTCCTGTAGGTTGTACTGTAGATTTATTTTGCAGCGGTTTATCTTTTGGAATTTCAAATTTATTTTCTCTAATTGTACTTACAGATGTAGCTTTATAAGGTTGTGTTTTCCAACCACTCTTATCATTGTATTCCCATTCTTCACGTCTAAATAAACAACCAAAAAGTTTACCTTTTAACGTGGTTTCATCCCAATCCCAGTGATAACCTTGGTTACTATCCTCAACCGCTTTTGTAAACGCTTTAAAAACACTTATTGTCCAATTATCCTTTTCTGTTCCATCTTCTTTTGGCAAAAACAGTTTTAGGACGCCTCTCCATTTTTTGTCTTCCGTATTTTGATTTTTATAATCATTTTTGTAATAGTTTTGATATTCACCCTCCGCAATATCTAAACTTACATCCAGTCTTGAAAAATCGCCGTTTTTTCCACTGAAAGTTACTTCTTTTGCATCCATGATTTTTACAATATAT